GTGGATATAATGGATTAGATGATAGAATAAAGAAATTCACAAAATATTGGACAGAATTACAGAAAGACCCTACACTTTGGAGCTAATTATTAAAATAATCAATTCAAATATTTATAAACATAACAAATAATAAAGTATGAATACGGACAAACTATTAAAAGCTATTCAGATTCTTATTAAAGAGGAGCTTAAAGAGCAATTGCCTGCATTAATTAAGGAAACTGTAAGAGCTGAAGTAAAAAAACTAATAGCAGAAGGAAAACAAACTGCTAAACCACAGCCAATTGGATTATCAATGGCTAAAGCTATTTTAGAAGATGATGTTATCATTGAATCAGTTAAAGAAAAAGTAGAACAAAAGAAATTTAGTAAAAACCCAATGATTAACCAAATTCTAAACGAAACTAGAGGTGGAATACCACAAGGTGATGGTGGATTCAGAACAATGAATTTTGGACAAGGTGATATGGGTTCAATTGTAGGTAAAACTGCATTAGCTGAAAAAATGGGATATGGTGATATGGCAAAAGGACCTTCTCCAACAGGATTGGGTGTAAATACTGGAGTAGCTGAAATAGATAAAGCTTTGAATAGAGATTATTCAGAACTTGTAAAAAGATTTAAAAAGAAATAATGGCAGTAATACTTGGTAAAAAGTTAGTAATTGATTCAAAGCAGTTTGAAGACTATGCAATAGGTATAACTTTACCTATTCAAATAGGAAACACTGCTTTTAACCAAAGTTTTATAACTGCTGACCAGATTAAAAGTAATATTAAAAATTTATTACTTACAAAAAAATTTGAAAGATTGATGCAGCCTGAATTTGGGAGTGGTATTCAAGAATTATTATTTAATATGAATGATGAACTGTTTGCTGATAACTTGGAAAATACTATTGTTGATACACTTTCTAAATGGTTACCATTTGTAAATGTGGATACTATTAATATCCAACAACCAAACGATTATAAAGATAATAATAAGGTTGAAGTATCAGTTTCATTTAGAATATCGGATACACAGATATTAGATACAGTAACTTTTAATGTACAAACATAATGGCTATAACAACAATAAATAAGAATTTTAAAAACAAAGGAAAAGATATAAAATATCTTAATAAAGATTTTGCAGCATTTAGAGCAAATCTTATTGATTTTACAAAAAATTATTTTCCAAAAACATATGGAGATTTTAATGAATCATCTCCTGGTATGCTTTTCATTGAAATGGCATCATATGTAGGTGATGTTCTAGCGTATTATACCGATGATACTTTGAAAGAATCGTTAATGCCATACGCAGAAGATATTCAAAGTATTATAGCACTAGCACAATATTTAGGATATAAACCAAAAATTACATCCCCAGCAGTAACAACGATATCGGTTTATCAATTAGTACCATCTATTGGAATTGGAATTAGTAATAGACCAGACGATACTTTTTACTTAAAAGTAAAAGAAGGAATGGTTATTGCAAATAAAGCGGGTACGGTTCAATTTATAACAACCGATATGGTGGATTTTTCAAATGAAAGTGATAGAGAGACGACCATATATCAGAGAGACGTACTTACAGGAGAGCCTACATTTTATTTAATAAAAAAATATGTACAAGCAATATCAGCGGTAAGAAATCAAAAAGAAGTAACCTTTGGGGGTTACGAAAATTTTAGAACAATTGATTTACCAGAAACAAATGTAATTGAGATATATGATTGTAGAGATTCTAATAATAACAAATGGTATGAAGTTCCGTATTTAGGACAAGAAATGATATTCATTGATTATCCAAATACCGAAGTTAACGATTCAGACCTTTATCAGTTCAAAACAACGGTACCATATATTTTAAAAACAATAAAAACACCAAAAAGATTTACAACTAGAGTAAATCAAGATAGTACAATTACAATTGAATTTGGTGCAGGAGACCCAACGGCCTCTGATGAACAATTAATTCCAAATCTTAAAAACGTAGGATTAGGATTACCAAATTCAATTAAAAAATTAGATGAATCATTTGACCCAACTAATTTTTTAAAAACAAAAACGTATGGTACTTCTCCATCAAATACAACAATAACTGTAAAGTATTATACAGGTGGAGGTATTAATTCAAACGTTGCAGCTGGAGAATTAACAAGAATTAATGGAGTTGAATTTGAAGAAAGTTTAAATTCTTTTACAAGAGCACAACTTTCACTTTATAATTCTGCAAAGAATTCATTAGCAGTTGATAACGATATACCAGCAGTTGGTGGTAGGGGTGGTGAAACTTTGGAAGAAATTAGACAAAACGCATTAGCAAACTTTGGAGCTCAGAATAGAGCGGTAACTGCAAAAGATTATCAAATTCGTGTATTATCGATGCCATCAAAATATGGAGCTATAGCAAAAGCATATGCCGTTGCGGATGGTACGCTTGATAACAACTCACCCTCATCCATCTTAGCATCGCCAAATAATTTACAAGAATTTACTGATTTGGTACTGGATTTTGTAAACAAACCTGATGATTTAGAACCAACTGAGCAAGATATAAAACAACAAATTACTAGATTTTTAATTGGTAAAACTTCAAACGAAAATGAAAAAAATAATCCGTTTGCTATTAACTTGTATTTATTAGGATATGATGTAAATGGTAATTTGACACCTTTAAACAGGGCTGTAAAAGAAAATCTTAAAACATATATTAACGAATACCGAATGTTAACGGATGGTATAAATATGAATGATGGATTTGTAATTAATATTGGTATTGAATTTGAAATTATAACATATCCAAATTATAATAAAAATGAAATATTAACAAAATGTATAAACGAAGTAACGGATTTCTTTAGTATAGATAATTGGCAGTTTAATCAAACCATTAATTTAAATGAAATTGAATTGTTATTGGCAAATGTAGAAGGAGTTTCATCTGTTCCATCTGTGAAAGTTACAAATAAGTGTGGTGGTAGATATTCACCAAATTCGTATAATATCGAAGCGGCAACTAAAGATAAAATCGTATATCCATCATTAGACCCTTCAGTTTTTGAAATTAAGTTTCCTAGTGGGGACATAAAAGGCAGAGTAAGATAATGGCATACTATTTATTAACAGCATCAAAAGATGCAACGGTCTATCTCCAACAACCAAACCAAAATACAGGTTTAGATGAGATATTAGAAATAAGCAAACTATATTATGGTAATGTAAAAGATATATCTCATGCATTACTAAAATTTGAAGTAGGCTATATATCGGCATCGATATCTGATGGTACGATAAAGTTAGATGAAGCAACTCTTATTTTAAAAGAAACAAAAAGCGAAGAAATCCCTTTAGAATATACAATTTTTGCAAACCCAATCTCAGGAAGCTGGGAAATGGGTATTGGTACTAGGTTTGATAATATATCAACACAGGGTGTAACTTGGAATTATAGAGAGGGAGATTCTAAATTAGACTGGTTAGAAAATAATTTTAACTCATTTACATCGGCAAGTCAAAATAACGGCGGTGGTGGTACTTGGTGGACTCAATATGAAGCATCACAATCATTTAGTTATCAAACTGCTGATATTGATATGAATATAAAATCTTTATTAAAAAATTGGATGAGTGGCTCTATACCCAATGATGGTATTATATTAAGACACGCATTTAATAAAGAAGTTGATACACAAGATTACGGTGCAATAAAAGTATTTAGCAAAGAAACAAATACAATATATCAACCAAAGATTAGAATAGGTTGGGATGACCAATCGTTTATAACCGGTTCACTGGTAGCACTAACTGCAGAAGATATTAAAGTTGGAGTTACTAATTTAAAAAGTGAAATTAAAGTAGGAACTACTCCTAAAGTAAGAATATTTGGTAGAGAATTATATCCTGTCAAAACATTTACCAATTCATTTGCCTACAACGCTTCTAAATATCTCCCAACAACTTCATATTACCAAATAAAAGATGCTCAATCGGATGATATTATAATTCCTTTTTCTAATTTTTCTAAAATTAGTTGTGATTCAAACGGAAATTATATAAATTTAAATCTTTCAAATTGGGAAGCGGACAGAACGTATAAAATAGAATTCAAAGTAACTATTGATGGTAATACTCAATATTTCGATAATGATATAACATTTAGAATTGTAAAAAATTAAAAATGGCAAAAACAGGATTACAAAATGAAACATTAATAAGTGAACTTCTAATAAGTGGTTCTAGTTCACCTGCTATTTCTAGAAATGAGTTTGGCGTTTATTCATTTGACCAAGCAAATAGAACTGATGGTGTTATATCCGGACAATTAACGAGACCAAAATATAATGAAACTGAGTTAGTAAAATCTGTCGATACTGTAATATTTGAATTACTTCCAGGAGAAGCTCCTCCGTTTGATGATAGAATTCCAAGACCAATATATAATGAAGTAACTCAATCTGTAATTGATTTGACAGAGCAGGTTATAGACCTTACTACTTTGGTTTTCCAATTAAGAGCTAAAGTACAAGATGTAGAAATAGTATCTGAAAGTTTAAGAGTTGATGTAGATTTACAAAATTTAAATGTAGCTGCATCTCAAAATCAAACTCAACAGATAACAACAAAGATTACAAGCACAATAACTGAATTACAAAACTCTATACAAAAAGGAGTAGCGGAAGCAATTCAAAGAGTTTCTTTATTTGCAAGAAATCAGGCATTGGAGCAAGAATTAGATGTTTTAAGAGAAACACTACTTGGTAAAGAATCAAAACAAGCTGAAGGTGCACAAGTTGGACAAGATATATCAGTAAAGGTAACAACCAAACAACAAGCCGATGGAGATGACCTTTTGGTTAATACACGACCTGGAAAAGATAAAGGTAATGTTAGATTTATAAATGGACCGGAAATTGAAGTATATAACTTTACATCAGCACCAGTCACTGTAAGTTTTGAAACAGCGGGTAAAACTAAAGATGCGTATGTAAAGCCGGCCAGTTTTACTTTAGAAGCAAAGGCTAGAAAATTGGTAATTGTAACTACTGATAAAAATGGTGTTCTTGGTTTGAATGTTGGCAAGGATACTCTTTATGCTGGTTCATTCCTAATAAAAACAACAACCTCAACCATAACTTTAACAGCTGGTTTACAATTACAAAGAGGAGCTAAATTCAAACCATAATGGCAATAAAAACGTTTAAAGATATTATAAATAACAAAGGGTACAGAGTTAGTTCAGATGATAGAAAAATATTTGAAGAAGGAAATCTGCAATCATTTTTTGGCCTTGGAGATTCCGATGCAATTGAATTTATTGTATATGATTCAAATGATAATCAGTTGCCACAAAAAGCTGTAAATGGAAAAACGGTTAGATATGTACCATTAACTAGTAGTAATATAAGTGATTATATTTTAATAGCAGAAGGTACTGTTCTTCAAAAATTTCAATTTCCAAATGAATATTTTATAGATGCGGAAAGATTGTTAAGAGAAGCGGGATATGATAATGGTATTTTTAAAACACAAGTTACATTAATCAATAAAAGAGTTGGTTCTGATTCGGAAGAAGATAAATTATGGATTTCCGAAATATCACCATCTAGAACAGAGGTAAGATTATTTCCTATTAAAAACGCAAAAGTAAAATATCCAGAATTGGAAGAAAGATTTTCATTATTTGTATCTAATAAAGATTTTAGAGATGATACAATAGTTGAAGCTTTCAAAATAATTGAGCAAGTAGATTCAAATATAATAGGTACATATTTAAAAACAAAATATGGTGAAAATTGGGTTAGTAAAATGAGCGGCGAATTTAAAATAAAAAACTTTGATGAATTTGTAAATAGAGTTAACACAAAATTTAGAGAAGCAGCGGCATATGAACTTACTAATAGAATATCTAATATTAATGATATAAATTATGGTAAACGTAAACAAACAAAAACACCATTAACATTATCATCCGATGTCATTATTACTATTTGTCAAAAATTAATTACAGATGTAGTTAACTTTTATTTACCAAAACAAGACTTAATATCTACTGCAACATTTGATGAGGGAATAGATGAAAGCTTTGATGAAGTTGGACAAATACTACAAACTAAAGAAAGTGATTTAGTAGTGGATACTTCAAATCCTGTATTGACAAGAAAGAAAAGAAAAACATTTGTAGAAAGTAATAAAGAATTGGAATTAAAAAAGATAATAGCAAAAGAAAAACCTTTTCCAACTTCTGGCACACTTCTTTCAGAATTTTGTGAAGGATTTGATTTATTTGGTAAATATGCAGATGGTAAAGGTGGAGAATATACTGCTTTAATTATAGCCAATTCGACACAATGTGGATATAGCACATCTGATGGACAAAGTGGTAGTGATGGTAGTGGTGGCGGAGGTGGAAATGGTGGCGGCGGAGGTGGCGGTGGCGGCACTGGTGGTGGCACTGGAGGAGGTAGAGAACAATTGAATGCAGATGAGGGTGGACCGGCTGCTCAAAAATAAAATATAAACAAATACAATTGTATAATAGATGATAGCAGTAGAAGAAATATTAAGCGATGACGGTTTAGGCGGCGGAAGCGGCGGCGGCGGTGGAACTGGCGGCGGTGGAACTCCTACTCCTAAGGTCTATATTACTGATATACCAAATACACCTTTAACAAACCTATATGGAAATTTACAAATAAAATGTAAAAGTAATAAAGGAACAGATGTGCAGGCATCCATTTATATAAATGCGCAGCCTAGTGGTCTTATAACTCCAAATAAAATTACATTAAATTATAGAGATATTTTTAATAATGGGGATTATGAAATTACAGCAGTTGGAAACGGGTATCAAACGGGTATTGAAAAATATGTTGTAACATTAGTACCAAACCCAGATTATAATGATAACTCCACTTTTAAGGCAATTCCATATGCAAATCCATTAACAAAAAACAATTTAAAAATTAGAGGGTTATCTACATTTGAATTTTTGCCATCAATGAGTGAAGAAAATCCAGATTACGGAAACACTAATTTTTATCAATTTGAAATAATACATTATATAAATGATATTGAGCAACCGGATACGATTGCGGAAATTGATAAAGATATTACGTTTATTTTAGAAAAATCAGGTGCTTCAGACGATAGTGGTGATGATTTAGGTAACATACAAACATTAACCGTTTCATTAACTGGTGCGGATAATAGTGCCGAATTAATTATTGATAATGTAGATGGACCTGGAGAAGTAGTTAGACTTAAATCAGGTATCAATACCATAACAACATTGTTAGGTAAAATTGTTACAATACAAAGTGATAAGCCGGCCAAAGTTCGTATAGGAAAACAAACTATATCGAGAATAACAAAATTATCAGTATCGGCCGATGGTTATACAAGTCAAACTTTATCAGCAGTAACCGATACGGAATCAATTAGTACTAAAATAACAATAGATAAAGCATATCTAATCGATATTGAAACGGAAACTATACCAGAAATATCAACAGATGTAGCCTCTATAAGTTTTGTCAATCCAGATGTAAATAGAAAACATAATATAAATTCTGAAATTGATACGTTAATTGGAATTTATAAAAATGAGTTTACAAGTGGAGTAAGAGTTAAATTTGCAAACGAAGAAATTACATACTCGGAATTAGAGACGGGTGAATCTGCGCTAATTGCAATACCACGAAGCAAATTAGGAATAGTAGGCAATTATAGAATAATTATAATACCGTTTACCAATGATGGTAACGATGGAGAGCCAATTGAACTGATGTTGAATGTAGTATCTGAGACGTATGTTGGTGTACCGGATATTAGAAATATAAATTATCCATCGTTAATAAAAGGTCCAGATTATGTAGGTACAGATGTAAATTTTAAAATTAGTTACGAATCGGTAAATACTGATTATGTAAGAATATCTACGTTAGGAAGTTCTCAATACACTCAAGCTACAGCTGCAGGGAATGTAACGTTAAATTATAACCAATTACTTAATTCACCTGGTGCACAATATACCGAAAGTGATGGTTTAATATCATTAATATTAAAATTAATTCCATATAACGAACAAGGAAACGAAGTTGTTGTTGGTAAAGAAGAATTTATTACAATACAATTTGATAAAAGTGAATTAACGATACCGAGAAATGTAGTTATTAATAGATTAGTTGATGGATTTGTATCGCAATTAAATACAGCATCTTTAGTAGATGAATCATCAAAATATTTAAATCACTTATTACATTTACCAAATGATAATAAGTTAATTACAACTTGGTTGGGTAGTGAAGGTTCTTTAATTTTAAAATTATACGAACCACTATCAACGGCAATCCAACCAAACCAACAGGTGTGGATTTCCAAATTACAATCAGACCCAATTATAGAAACAATAAATATAACTGGTGAAAATGTAAGTTTTTGTCCTCCATTAAAAGGTCCTAATTTTTCATTGGAAGAAAATAATGGAGTTGCTTATCAAATATTAGATGATTTAATTGCAAGTGGTTCAATAACTTCAAATGATATAGTTAATAATTATTTAGAAGGAACAAATGTTAACACTACTAAATTAAATTTACAATATGTAAGCGGGTCAGATTATACGTTTAAAGCTTTTTCACACTTTGGTTCAGCTGAAGAAAGAGCGGCTAATTTCTTTTACAAAGTAAAATTATTAGAAACTTATAAAGCAAAATATGAAGCATTAATTGCAACAACATTTATTCCACCGTATGATGGTTATAATGGTGGAATTTTAACAGAAAATGGATTTCAAGTAATAACTGAAGATGGATTGTTTGATGTTCAATGGGAAATTGCACAATCAAGTGGTGTAAACCAAGCCGGTGAAGCTAAAAAAGTATTAAATACAATAAATGGTATTTTAAGAAATTTTGATGGATTTGAAAACTTTTTATACAAATCAAATAATAATTTAGCGTATCCAAAAGTATTATATGTACATCCAATTACAGGATTAGGAACACTTATTTTAAGAGATACAACACACCCAAGTGTTACCGCATGGTATAACGCACTAATTGATGAAGGAGCAAATTATGATAAATACAATCCTAATTATTTGGTAAATAATATACCTGAATTTATTAGAGAAGATTATAATAATAATGATTTTATAGTTTTCTTAGATATGATTGGTCAACACTTTGATATTGTATGGGCGTATGTAAAAGCGTTAGATAGAAATAAAATATTAGAACATAAACAAATTAGTGGATTATCAAATACATTGGTTTCTCAAATGCTTCAATCATTTGGTTGGAATCCTAAAAACGCTTTTAATTCACCTTTCTTATGGGAATACGCATTTGGTAAAACAAGAGATGGATTTCAAAAATATGGAATGCCATTATCCGAAGCTAATGATGAAGTTTGGAGAAGAATATTAAATAACTTACCTTATTTGTTAAAACACAAAGGTACGGCGAGAGCTATGAAAGCTATTATGGCGTGTTATGGCGTTCCACAGTCTATGTTAACAATAATGGAATTTGGAGGACCACAGGACCCAACACAAAATGGTACTAGTAAATTTACATTTGATGATAGAACTGCTGCATTTTATTTAAAAGGAGATTTAAATGGAAATGGTAGTTCTAATATTAAAGTTCCGTGGCATGAAATAAATAATGTTCATTATCCTAATTGTATTGAATTTAGAATATTACCCAATGAATTACCAACACCAATTTATACTTTAATAAGCGGTAGTGAGTGGACTTTAGATTTAGTACAAACTACTGGTTCTTTTGGTAAATTAGAATTAAACTTTGGTGGAGATATTTCAAATAGTACATACTTTGCAGAACCATTTGCGAGTGGTTCTCCGGTTGTAACAACAGTTTATATATCACCTGAAGCAAGTGGTGTTTACGCGTATGGACCGGATTTAAAAACAGGAAGTTTAGATTTCCCAATTTCAACGGAACATTATTCACAGGTTGTAATTAATAGACATAATAGTCCTGATTCTTCTTCTTGGTTTGAGGTATGGTGGGGAACGAGTGATGGGCAGCGAATTATAACATCGGTTAGTATGTCCATTCAAACTGATGACACGCAGTGGGAAACTGGTTCTTATTTACAAATTGGTGGTAATGGATTTGAAGGAAATTTAGATGAAGTAAGATTATGGAGAGTTCCTTTGCAAAGAAGTAAATTTGAAAATCATACATTATTTCCAGACGCAATCAATGGAAACTCATATACAGCATCAACGGCAGATTTAGTATTCAGATTGGATTTTGAAAAACCAAAAGATAGAATTTTAGACCCGTATATTAAAAACGTTTCAATTAGTGAAATATATGGAGAAGGTTCTGCAACCGCAAGTAATATGTATTCTGCGGCAACATATCCATATCAATACATTCCATACGATAGAACTGTAACAGCTAATGTTCCATCTTTAGGATTTAATTATTCTAATAAAGTAAGATTTGAATCTGCATCATTGGTTACCGATTTATCGTATAAAACAAGAGCAACTAAAAAAGCATTTGACCAGGCACCAATAGATACAAATCGTTTAGGATTATTCTTTTCTCCAATTAAGGAGTTAAATATGGATATCTTAAAAACATTTGGTGATTTTAATATAGATAACTATATAGGAAATCCATCCGATGAATATAAAACAACTTACAAAGAATTAGATACATTAAGACATTATTATTTTGAAAGATTAGAAAATAGAGATATCTACGAATATATACGATTGGTTAAATACATTGATAGGTCTTTATTCGATACCTTAATTGAATTAGCACCTGCAAGAACTAATGTGGTAAAAGGATTATTAATCGAACCACACTTTTTAGAAAGAAGTAAAATTAAGTGGACGAAACCGGTATCCGAAAGAAATGACTTTGAATCAAATATTGATACAAAGAAAAATATAAATACTACATCTGATTATCTGGTAGAAGAAGCTAATTTAAATATAGATGATGTAAGTCAATTGGCGGGTGAATTGAATAATTACGATTCAGTTATTGATATAAGCAATACATCGATAGTGGGTGATAACATAATGTATAATGGTGAAATTTTAGGTTCTATGACACCGGACCTTGAAGCGAGTGCACCATTTTATGATACTAAAATACAATGTCCAGTTGGTGCTAGTTTGGTTGGTGAAGCCGATTCAATGACGTTTACCGAAATTGGAATGGACCCGAATTCTTTAGCAAATAGAGGATTTGGATTGTACTCAAAGAATGGTGTTACCAAACTTAATTATTTTGATAATATTTTTGGAAACCATACCTCAAGTAGAAGTAACGTATATGTTGTAAAAGAACAATATACTAAAAAAATAAACACTCAAGTTAAAGGATGGCCGGTGAATGGAGCTGCTTTAAATGAGCCTGTAAGATACGAAAGAGTTCCAGTTACATTATACAGATATAGAGTTTCAACACTACCTTTTAGTGGAAGTGTATCAATTGGAAATGAAATTGTTGGTGTAGAAACGTTTAAAGGATATTTACCAACACACTACAAATATGTGAATAATTTATCCGAAGGATTAAGACGTTCGTATTTTAAAGGGTCTGTTCAAAATTCATCAACCACACCCGATGGATTAAGTGCGGTAGAAACATTTATAACAAATCCTAATATTCTCAAAGTTGCTAAGACTGGTAGAGGTAGTGGAGAACCGATTTTGGAAGTTGATTAATTTTAAAAAATGGTTATAGGAATTAATAATTGAAAATAATAATTGGTTATATTTATATTTTAGAAATAAAGAATTAAAAAACAATATCAAATGGCATATTTAGATAACACAGAAATCACAGTAGATGCAATTCTTACCAAAAAAGGAAGACAAAAATTGGCATCTGGACAATCTTTGAACATTACAAAGTTCGCTTTAGGAGATGATGAGATTGATTATACACTGTATGAACCAGCTCACCCAAAGGGTTCGGCTTACTATGATTCGGCAATTAGAGCTATCCCTATCACGGAAGCTTCACCTGATGAAACTCAGGTATTAAGATATAAATTAGTTACCCTTCCAAAAGGAACTACTCAAATTCCAACCGTAAGATTGGGTGTACCTTCGATTAGTGTAAATCAAAGTGAAGGTGCAGTTGGACTATTACCAACTACATCACCTGCTGGAAATGCAAGTGCTGGATATACTATGGTATTAGCAGACCAAAGAGCAGGTACGTTGACAGTAACTAGAGGAGCAAGTGGAACAGGTACTACATTGTTTTTAGGAGATGAGATAACAACAACGGCGCAGGTTGTAAATGGTTTGGAATTCAGATTTACTCCAAATCCAAATTTAACGTTAGATGTATCTACAACCATTACCGTATATGGTAATGAAACTGGAGGTTCTCAAACTATTCCTGTAATCGTAACTTATAAAGCATAATAAAAAGACATAACAAATGGCACTAATTAATGACCCAAATATAACCTCCCAGATAGCAGCATTAGCTAATACTGGAACGGTAGATTCAAATCAACTTGTAACACTTTTAAATTCGGTATTGCCTGCGGGACAACAAATATCAACTGTTGGCGCACAAACAACCGGTATTTATAAAAGATTTGGTGAATTTGATAAAGTAAACGCAAAAATAGAAATTGTAACAACTGGTTTATGGACCGGTGATTCTGGTTCTTTAAATTCAGCATTTACATCATCTATCCAAATCGCACAACAAAGTGGACAATACTATTACAATGTGTATGACTTATCACCGGCAACTACCGATGAAGAAGAAGTTCAATTTGCAATAGCTTATGGACACGTTGATGGTAGTGGTTCTGCGGCTTTATCAGTTGATGATAATTCATTGTTGGCAACAAAAGCATCATACGCACAATATAAATCAATGTTGTTAGACCCAATTGATTCTAAATTTAATTTTGATAATTCAACTAATATTGCAACTGATGCAAATGGTTGTTATTTTATAAACTTAGCTAGAAATAGATTCAGAGAAAGTATGGACGCAGGTAACTGGTCACTAAAACTTTCTGGTTCTAATGGATTATTTACATTTATTGATAATAGTGGTAAGAAATTTGGAGATACATATGGATTAGCTGGTAATGTATTTAAAGTAGTTTCCGGTTCATTGGAATTAGGAACTCAAAGTGAAGCAACAATCAAACATTCAGCGGATATAGCTACTGACTTAAAAGCAGGACATACAGCGACAGGTGAAGGATTCGGTGAATTCTATCCTGAAAGAGGTATTATAGTTCTTAACGCTAAAGCTATTGGTAATGTGGTTGGTAATGTTGGTGAGGTTGGATTCGCTAATACAGGTAGTTTACAAGGTGGTATAGCAACAACACATGAAGCATATAATCAAAAACTATTATTTTACGCAATTAAGAAAGGTGGCGATTTTGAAGCACGTAGAACTGAAAACATTTCTACTCAACATTTCTTTGTAAGAGCAACGAATAGAGAATTTAACTATTCTAACAATCCTACAAAGAAATGTTGAGTAGAAATGTTTTCAGTTCTACG